TCCTGCTTATAATCAAAGGAATCTATGGGCTTAATAGTTACCGTATAATCGGGTTGGAAGTATGGTAAAATCTGTTCTACTATCTGCAATCCATCATCCTGGTTCTTTGCCATAATATTTAAAGACATTGAAATGTTATAAGAAACCACCTGTTTAATAGTCTTCTTTTTACCAACATCACTAGCATGATTCTCTACGATTTTATTACTTTTATTAAGTTTTTGGTTTAGATCCTGGTCAATTGATGTAATTTCGAAAGACATCCGGGGTAACTTAATAGCCATTTGAGTATCTGATCCTTGTTCGGTCTCAATCCGGGATAGATATTTCTGCTTAGGCCCATAAGCCAAAGGAACCTTAATTTGGTTAAGTATACCCCCATCCGAACTTTTTCTAATAACAGATATATTATTAAAAAGTGTCCCAAATATAGCTACTGATTTTCTCATTGTTGCATGATAAAAGTGTGAGCCAAACATTAATATGTCTCCGATGGATCGCCGAATGGATTACTTTCACTAAAGTCTAGTATACTATCCCCCTCGAATTCAAAAGTAGAATTTGAAGATTGGCTATCTGTTAAGTTAAAATTGCCAGTCTGGTCTGTTACATCATAAATATTAGTTATGTAGCAAGTGTTACCAGATTCTGCTCCGACTAAACCAATAGAACCTGATACTATAAAGCTCTTAGCCTCCGCAATACCTGATACCCCAATATTAGAAATAGATATTGTTGAAGAAATGTTACTTATTTTAGTAACTGTTTGAACCGTGCCAAATACAGATATACCTAAATCCGCGTCTAATATCTGTGTTACCGTTTCGCCTATTTCTAGATGTTGTCCCGAGGTTCCAGATAAATCCATAACTAGCTGATAAGCACTTTTGCCAGCAATAAGGTCTATACCATCGACGCCGGTATCAAATTTCTCGTCACTCATTTCAAACAATGAACAACTTAGTTTATATACTGGGAGGTTTGATAGCTGGTAAAAGGGTTTATCGTCTTCAACGTGGGTAATTTCAAAAAAAGAAGAGCTCATTGGTAGATATATTATATCACCCATATTCGGTTTAGAGCCGTTAAGTGTATTGTTAAATAAACCTATTAGTCTTTCCCACTGTCGTCTAGAAACTATAAACGTAGCTTCGTCCCTAATTTCTAATCCAAACTTACTATACAAATCCCCGGCGCCTTCAAACCCATCCGTATTTTCTATGTAAGCCTCAATCATATAAGCGTCATCGAACTGAGACGCAGGGTCTTCACCAAAAATATAATCACGGTTAACTATTTCCCTAGGCAAATAATAAACATCTTGGCCGTATATCTTTAAGCTTTCAATAACAAGATCTTCATAAAGATTTTGTTCTGATTTTACGGCCTGTGAAAAATAAACGCTTCTGGGCATATTTTATCCTACGTAGAAGTCTACTGGTTGTTCCCAGTTAAGTCTAACTTCCTCTTCTAGTTTCGTTAATTCTTCATTAGCATCATCGAATAGTTGACGACCATTAAACGTAACACCACCGGGCATTACCATACCTTCGAATTTAGATAGGTTTGCTCCCCATTGCCTTTTAATTAATGCTGTAGCATACTTTTTAAGGAAATAATCATTATATACGTCCGAGTATAATGCAGGATCTAGTATACGATAACATTCTACAACTAGATAATTACCTACAGCAATTTCAGTAGACCAATCCATATCAATTCTAAGTTGATTTTTATGTCTTTCAAAAGAAATGTGCTTATCGTCATTATCAATAATTAAGTCCAATAAAGCTAACCATTGCTGGGTCATTTCATATTCTGCCAACGATCCCATAAATCCTAACGAATAGACATCATTAAGATGCATTTGATATCTAATATCAAACATATTATCAGAAGGGCTACTATCTCTTAAAGGCATAACCCTGATAACATCTGTAATTAGATCATTTATAGGCAAATATCCATTGTCGATATCTGTTTGGGTTACTTGATGTTTTAAGTATATTTTTTCGATAGAATCTGTATGATATGTCTGATAGAATTGCAAAGCCTCGTCAATTCTATCATCCACCTGATCCTCGTCCACATTAATCTCTATTACTGGAGCACCCAAAGATCTATAGCAATAATCTATTAATGTACTTCTTGAATTAGGTTTAGCCATCTTATTTTCCTATTGAGATGTATCTTATAGTTCTATTTATATCTTATAATACCTAGGTTAGTTAATAAAACTAGTCTGCACACAATGTTGCCACTGCCGCCATGTATTGAGTTGACGTCATAATTGTGTTTAGCCACATCTGGTAAAGCGCCTGATACTCGAGCTCATTATCGTGAATATGTGGCTCCCCAATCTCAACACTAGTTTTTTGGTCATCTGGTATCTCATAGATGAACGAAACCGTTCCAATACTGGTGTCCGATGTAAAACCTGTGATCTCATCGGGCGGCGCGCTGTGCCGATGTACGGTAACCACAACAGACTCAGTCTCGTTGGTTATCGCTTCGCGTTGCACGTCTAGTATTACGTTTATATGCGTTTCCATTCAGATACCTCTTAGTAACAAGTCGTTGATGTAGAGGTTGCATTCACATCAAAATCAAGGGAGTGGACTAGCGTATCCGTCTTGCCTGGGCCACGCAGCCATATGTCTACGCTGCCGTATACCCGCTTGTAAGACGTTGCATAGCATTCAGCGGTTGGCGAGACGTAAAACGCTTTACCGACGCTTTGGTTCGCAGTGACCGCTTGCCACGCACCGTCCGAGGGGTTGTATGTTGCCGATAAGTTGTTTGTATTGCCTAGTCCGCCAGTCCCGCTACTACTAGTTGTGTATGACCAGTCAAGCATCATATGAGTCACCGATGTAGACGTGTATGCGTTGGTGCTCGCCGCCAGAACCTCAGAGGTTGTCATGGCCGTCTGCACATTTGCGGGGGTGTAATAATAAGACGTTGCGTTCGTGTACTGCTCCTTGACGTATACGAATACACCGTAAGTGTTCATCATGACACGTATTGCAACGCCCGCCGCCCCGGCGGTGCCAAAAACAATTTGCGAGGTCGTAGACTTAGTCGAGTAAAGCGAATATCCATCAGCACTTCCCGACTCGACGTTTACTGCGTTGAGCACAGAAAAAGGTGAGGACGCAGAGGCACCGTAAAAATCGCCGATGCTAATTACTCCAGACGCGGGTATACCAGCAGCCGCTGAGTAATATTCATCGAGCCCGATGGGATTGCTCCCGCCGAACTCGCCCTGAATATCTGCTAGGCTAATAGCACCTGATGCTTGAAGAGCCATTTAACTAAGCCGCATTGGAAATAACGCCACATGCAATCTTATGTGCAACACCGTTACCCACTTCTCCTACACGAACCAGAGTAGCTTCGTGATCATAAGCGCCGTCAGCATCAAAACAAACGTTGACCGAACGTTCATGGACGCAGCCTGAATCATCACAGGTAAACTTCACCTTGATATCTCGGCATGCAGACTCAGATGTAATGGTCTCGCCTTCGTTATCGGGGTCTGGCATTTCGTTAGAACGAGTGCCGGTGTATTCTTCTAAAAGTTCGTATGTTACTGTCATTTTATTTCTCCTCGATTAGTATTGTGTAAAGTGATTTTACTAGGTCACATTCTTCGGATACGTCTGTACCCTTAGTAATGTATTTTTGGGTTCCATCAGAAAAGCCAACGTGCATAGCGGCTTGAGCTGGGGCTGGTATGCTTTTAGTTGGGTTCCACATCAAGCTAACTATTTCAGTCATTTTTTAACTCCTTAATTTCTTTCTGTAGGTCTTTGACCTGTTGAGATAATTCTTTTATAGCTTCGACCAAAAGTGCTGTAGCGTTGCCATAAGAAACACCATATTGATCAACGTCAGCAGCATAGGTTACTAACGGTTTTGCGCCTTCAACTTCGTCAACTTCTTGAGCGATGAAGCCAATAACGGTTTTCTTTTCTTCGTCATCAATACGGTTATAGTAAACGCCACGCATCTGCTCGACTGTTTCCAATGCGTTATCAATAGTGCGGATGTTTTCTTTAACTCTGCGGTCTGAGTAGGCTGTAATGTTGTCAGTAGCATAAATCGCCCCAGTAACATACAAGGAGTATGCGGCAGATGTTGTAGAGGCATTAATA